ATTCAGGGTTAGTGGTCCGTTAATAGTAACGCCTGTAGTAAACGTAGGTGAGTCCTTGTCTGCCTTAGTTGCGCTGGCTGCTGCTATAAGAACAAACTCGTCGTGAAACTCTGATCCTTGAATAATCTTTGCTGCCGAACCAGAAGGCAAAGAGTCTTTATCTTCAAAGTTTACGGCACTAGGGTAAGCATAGTTTGTCATAATGTTTTACCTATTAATGCTAGTACGTTTAGTTCTTGTAGCGATAAAGCCACGCCGTTTATTTCTGTTTCTAAACCAATAGTGATAACAGATCCGTTACCTGTTGCGTTGATTGGTGGTCTAGATGTTGTCACTGCACCAGTAAATTCTGCTACAGTATACTCAGAACCCGTTGTGTTAAAATAGTAAGGAGTCTGATTGCCTACAGTAAAAGACGCATTAGAATAATTGTTGTTAAAGTCATAGTCCCAATACAACGTTACTGTGGCAGAGTTAGCACCTACCAGAGTAGGTCTTAGTTTCTTTAGAATTTTAACTCTAGAAGGATCTCCAAAGGTTAAGCCGGGGCTGTAGTATCTAAATCTGTAAGTATTATTTGAAATAACACCGCCGTTTAATACTTGATCGACGTAACCCGTGTAAGAACCAATACCATCCGCAGTCCCTACTAGCAGCGTACCATCCGTCTTTCTTTCAAAAGATTTAAAAGGTGCTGAAGTCCACCTAGTAACCCTAAAGCCTCCGTTTTCCAAGCGTCCCTTAAGATCAAAACAATATGTTGTGCTTGTTGCAGGAAACGTAAGCAAGTAAAAAGAGTTCTCAGGGCTGTACGTTGTAGCAACTGGAGTGGTTTTATTTTCAATTTCTGCAATCAGTTCTGTTTTTACGTTTATACTTAAGTCTGATATAGGCATGGATTTTTCAGTAATAGTCCTACCCAAACTTCTCAAACCTGACTGAGAAACAAACAGAATATCTGTACCAATTGATTGCACAGAGTTTCTGTCAACACAACCAACTCCAGATATAGTGTCAACCAAAGCCATTGTAGCTGGGCTAAACGCACCGCCATAAATCAAGATGCTGTGGTTTCCAAAAATAATTAGAGAATTATTATGAGCGGCCAGTGCCACAACTTCGTCGTACCCATTAGGCCATGCTTTTGATACATTAATAGAACCGCTAGACCCGCCTGTAAAATCTGTGCCGATTAACAAGTCAGACCAGTAAATTGTTTGTGTGTCTGTGCCTGAGTCTACAACCCAAAGCCTGCCATAAGCTGCTACAGCTTCGTTGCAGTAAAGGGCTGTGTTAGCCGTAAACGTAGCCAATCCTGAAGCGTTGTCATACACAAGAGGACGGTGGTTACGCTGGAAAAAGTACGCTTTGTCGTTAAAGTTAACAATTTTCCAATTATTTCCTGTAATACTCGTACCAACAGCAGTGCTGATATCTGTCAGTGTGGTAGTACCACTAAAAATCTTATTATTGCCTGTGCTGAAAACTTCGGTATTTCCTTCGTCATCGTAAAAATAATGGATACGATGAATATAGTCAGTATCTAAAGCTGTGTTAGTGGTTGTCTCTAACGCAACACCTTTACGTGACGCAATACGTCCACGCTTGTCAATAACAGCGTTATCCGCAACGTCAGCATAAGAAGTATCCTGCCCGATAGGAGAATCTTCTGTGTTGACTCCTTTAAAACCCGGAGCAACTAGATTAATACTTTGTAGTGGCTGTGCCATGCACTAGTCTCCTTAAGGAGTGTACCAAATAGTTTCTTCTGGGTGCTTCTGTGCATCCATAGCGATAGCGTCAGACAAGTACCTGTTAGCAATTTCAAAGTACTCTGGTGCTGAAGTACCGCCTGTCTCTCCACGCTCACGAGCAAGTAAAGCTACTGCCAAATGAATAACAGGCTGAACAGGTATAATGCAGGGGTCCGTATCGTTTACTAATTCGTCAGGACGTAACACAGTACCATCGTCTGTAATATCACCACGCAATACCACATTAAATCTTAAAGTAGTTCCATTTACATCAGGCTTTGGATACAACTCTACCTGTGTGTCTCCATTCTGATTTACACCGTTAAAAGTATAATACTGAGGAGAACCAGAAAGAGGCTCCTGCATCATGTAATTTCTATCAAACCAAATAGGTGTACGATACTCAAGATCCCAATTGTCAGTGTCGTTGTAAGCGTGTAATACTTTTAACTTGTTACCTGCCCCTGTCATAGCATAATTAAAAGTACCAGCAACAGTAGTAATACTAAGTGTTGTTCTTAACGCAGACCAATCCCACGAGTTTTCAACCATTGTCTTAGCGTCATTAACAAAATCACCAACCATCTTGCTGTAAGTGTTGTTCTGAACACTAGAAACAGAGTCTTCTCGCATACGTCTAAGAACATTGTTTACAAGTTCTAAATATGTCATATCATGCCCCCAAACATACTTTGAGCAAGAGCTTGGTTAAGCATCTTTGCATAATCCATTTTAGGTGCTTGTGCTACTGGCATCATCTGTTGAGGGGTGTAGCCTAAACCTGATACACCGCCTGCAAAGCTTGACCCAGAACCAAACAGCCCAAGACCTGAAGAGCCACCACCACCTATAGGAGTCTGTTCACCTTCAGCAACACCACCATTATTTCCACCGTTGTCTACGGTCCCGCCGTTACCCTCAAAAGGATTAGGAATGCAATTTCCATTACCGTCTTCCCATCCTGACGGGCAATTAAAAGAAGGCGTAGCGTAGTCAGAACCAGATGTAGATTGTTGTTGAGCAGCCATACTACCGCTGAACTGGCTAGGTATGCTAGTGGCTTTTTGATACCAAATGTCACCTGTTTCTGGGTTAATACCTACGTGGTGTTGTCCACCTGTTATGTTAGTCAAAGTACTTCCTGCACTCCGTAGCGCACCCTCTTGTGGCTCCAGAGCTAACCCGTTGTCTGTCATTACAACAACGTATTTACCAGCAGGGGTGTTTACTACCTGACCTTCTTTTGCAGTACTGGTTGAGGCACTACTCCACGTAATGTCCTCTCCCATAGCGGCTGTGTTGCCTATACCGCCAATAGTATCTCCACGGGCAGCGGCATCATAATCAGGATCTCTTGCCTGTTGAGGCCTCGCAGGACGCCCACCACCAGCACCATAGATTTTTGCTATAATGTCGCTCATGCGTTCCTTCCGTTTTTACTAGATAAGTTTGCAATAAGGCCACCAATACTAGCCATTGCGTCTACATACTCTGGCGGTTTAACAGCAGGTAGCGGTTGAGGCATATAACTAAGGCCTCTAATGTCGCCTTCAAAAAGACCACTACCGCCTCCACCGCCTCCACCACCGCCGCCTCCACCGCCGCCAAGCTCTTCTTCGTCATCGTCTTCTGGATCACCTAGAGTAATCTCGTCATCGTCGTCATCGTCGCCGCCGGGAATAACAATAGGGGTGTCTATTTCTTCAGGGTCTCCGACACCAAGGCCATCAATACCGCCTGCTGTGTCATCGTCGTCATCGTCATCACCAAATCCGCCTAACTCTAATTCTGTGTCTCCTTCAAGATCAGAGTCATAATCAAAGTCAGCAATGTCATCGCCTTGCAATGGAGTTGGGCCTGTATCTTCCCCATCATCTTCATCATCCTCACCGCCTACAGGGGGAGCAGGCGCTTCAGGCTCAAACCAACCTTTGATCTCGTCGTAAATACCTGTAATAACAAAACCGCCAACTGTATTACCAAGTATTCCTGTAATGTAGTCCTCAAAGCCACCAATGGTTTTGCCCCATTCGTCTTCGTCAGTTGCCCCGTCCCAAACACCGCGTACCCAATCCTTTACTTTTTCCCAAGATGACCCGTCTTCAATACCTTCAATAAAGTCGGTAATAGTGCCGCCTACGTTTTTAACAGCCTCTTCTATGTCTCTAAACGTAACATCAACGATGCCCGGAGGAAGAGGAACACCGGGAATACGAATAGTCCCAAAGACTTTCCAATCTCTCCAATCTTTAGGAAACTCAATTTCTATACCAGCAATCATCCCCCGTTTAATTGCGGTCATAGGATCTTCAATACCGCCTAAAGTCTTAAGAACCTCAATAATGTTATCTTCAGTAATAAGACCTTTTAATTTGTCAGGCACACTAGCAAGTACATTTGCAATAGCATCTGCGTCTGAGATTGTGCTTGGATCGCCTTCAGTGCCTTCTTCTGTACCGCCTCCTAAACTGTCGTACCACTCGTTAAAAGCATCAATCTCAGAAAGAAGCCCAACATCAACTGCTTTTACGTCTTCTATCGTAGCGTTACCTTTGTCGTATTCTTGTAAAACAACAAATAAATCTTGTAGCTCTTTTGCTCTAAAGAGCCTGTCAATGTCTTCTCGGTCTTGGTCTTCAAAATACTTACTAAGAATTTCTAAAAGGGTTGAAAAAGACTCACCAAAAAAGCCCTCTGCTGAAGGATCATAAGTTGGTCCCGGCACTTGTCCGGGGAAGATTGAATCAAAAAACTGATTCCAATCATATTGATCTATAAAATCACCTTGCATTTACTTTTTCCCCTTCAGGGCCAACAGCTTGTCAGCGCCACGAATGCCAAAGGACGCAGATACTGCCATGAATAACAAATACTGATACCAATCAGGGAGCCTGTTAAGCTCCTCAAAGGCAATACCGATTCGGTCTAGTATCTCTACGTCATTCATCCCAATACCCCACATAAGCGCAACCACGGGCGCTGAGAGCAACAAAGTAAACCACTCGTCCTTCCACGATGTTGCGCTGGCAGACGCCATAAGCTGTTCCCAAGACGCTGTGTTCTGAATAACTTGCATCTTGGCTGTATGCACAGCAGCCTTCTCTTCGGCCTTGTTTTTAAGAACCTGACCAAGAAGACTTGTAATTGGCGATATGAGCGCCTGCCACATATTACGCGCTCTCCAGTGCCGTTACTTTAGCCTTAAGCTCATCAATTTCTGTCAAAGCATCTTTTAAAGCAGCTACCATTGTTGGCAAAAGATTTCCGTAGGCAGCTTCTAGCTTGTCTGGATTGTCATCAAAGACTAAGCCAGGAATTTGGTAACCTGTAGAGTCTTGGGCAGACTGAAGTTGTTGAGCTAAAAAGCCATGACTCTGTACGCCCTGAAGGGTTTCGTCACGCCTAGCCCAATCAAATGATACAGGCTCTAGACTCTTAATAAAGTTAGAAGCACCGTCAAGATCAGCAATATTTGTTTTGTCTCTCATGTCAGACAAAGACGAGATACTAGTTACGTTGCAACGCAAAGAAGTTACGCTTGAGTCGCCTAATGTAATTTGGTTGCTAACAGTAGGGGAAGACGAAAATGAAGCGTTACCAATGTTAGTGTTATTGCTTCCCGTGGTATTGCTGTTTCCAGCTAAATAACCTAGACCAGTGTTTCCGTTTGCTGTTCCCTGCAAATCGTTAAAAACCAGTGCGCCTACTGCAACGTTAGCGTTTCCGGTAATTTTTGGAACACTTGAATTGTAAGAATGACCGCCTACCAAGGCTCTGTAACCAATTGCAACGTTATAGCTTGAATTACCAAGTGAATAACCTGATTGGTAGCCCCACCCAGTATTTCCTTCTGCATTTGATTCTACAAAATATAAAGACTGTGCGCCTCCACCTGTATTAAAATCGCCATTAAGACCGTTGCCATACACGGCTTCGTGGCCTACAGCAGTAGTATAGTCAGCAGCAAAAACGCTGCCGCCGCCTGCTCTGAATCCTAGTCCAGTGCAGTAGTTTCCAGTAAAGCTGCTATTAATATAAGAGTAATAACCTACTGCAGTATTTTCTGCTCCGTTGCCATAACGTAAAGCGTGACCTCCCACAGCAGTGTTGTAGTTTGAAGTTGTTAGATCGTTTAGGGCGTATCTTCCGACAGCTACGTTCCCAGAACCTGTAGTACAGTCTTCAAGGGCGTGATGACCAAAAGCGGCATTAACGCCTGTAGTAGCACTTCTTAAAGCATAGTATCCAAAAGCCTCACTACCTGTAACTGAGAGCTTTCGTCCTGCGTTCCAACCAACACAAGTAGTGTGGTTTGCTGTTGTTTGTTCAGCACCTGAATAAGCACCAATAAGAGTGTTTTGGTCCCCCGTTGTTAAAAGTTTTCCTGCATCAGTTCCTACGGCAACATTATCATTACCTTCAGTAACATTGCGAAGAGCTTCATTTCCTAAACCTACATTAGCGGAACCTCTGGTTAAAGAGGGCATTACTTGATAACCGATAGCAATATTTTGATTGCCGCTACTACTACTAACACTTACAGTGCCAGCCAAAGACAAGTTATCAGCAGAACCAAATACGTAGTTAGTTCCTCCTTGATTAACAGTGCCAGCAGGATATTCCCAATAACCTCTACCAACTACAGTGTCTTCACCACCTTTAAGTACTATGTTGCTGATGTATCCACTTGCGAGCTTTCCAACAATAAGAGTAGGGCCAGAGGTGTTATTAGTAATCTGAAGAACATCGCCTGTTCCGGTGTACGATGAGCTAAGACCAGCAATGCTTATAGAACCAGCAGCTATTTCAGTATCTACATAAGCCTTAATAGATTCTGATGTAGCTATTGTTGTTGCTGATGCAGTAGCAAAAGTATCGTCATCTAGAACAGCTGTTCCAGAAATTCCTGTATTAATAGTAGGAGATGTAAGCGTTTTATTAGTTAGCGTCTGAGTTCCATCAAGGGTAACTTCTCCGACTTTTACTACGTCAGTACCGTCTGTTGAAATGTACACGACACCAGCACTGGTATCAAGGCCCATTTCTGCTGTGTCAAGATCGCCGCTAGTTGGTGCGCCTGTTCCTCTTTTAATCTTGATAGTAGTCATATTTGTTTACCTTATTAAATATCCTAGTACTGATGCTACAGTTGCAATACCAATCCAAAACACTCTTTCACCTGCTCTGACAGAGTGAGAGTTAGTTAGGACTTCCTCTGTCAACTTCTGAATGTCATCCTCTTGGTCATCTAGACGCTTCTCGTGCCTATCCATACGCTTGAACACAGACAACATCTGCTCTTCTACACGAGCTATCTGCGATACTGCTTCAGCTAGCTTGTCTAGCTTTGCCTCTATTCTGTCTAGTCTGTGTTCTTCTAACATGATATTACTCATCAAAATAAGATGTTTCAGAAGGAGGAATAATAGGTCTTTCGTTAGGCATTATAAAAATATCTTTAGCAGGGTCATACAAATAACCCGGACCCGGAAACACCCCTCTAATTTTATTGTTGTAGCTGCACTGCAACCATTGACAACCTTCTATTACAATTTTTAAATCATTAGTTAAAAAGTACAACAATATTGTTTGCATTTACTAAAGCAAAATGCGCCATCAGATTGCGTACCTCACAATTACAATTCCAGAGCCGCCTGAACCGCCACCTGAATCTCCTGAGTTATTCCCTGTGCCACGGCCTCCACCACCACCGCCGCTGTTACTGCGCCCATTTCTGCTGTTGTGTCCGTTGTTTAGACCGCCGCCTCCATGAGACGCATCACCCGCAACACCATAAAAATTGCTATAGTCCAA